AACTTCATCACGGTTCACTGACATATCATATGTTCCGCGGCGTTTACCGCTAATAAGCTCATTCACATATGCATTTGCCTCATCTAGAGTTTTAAAATATGCGCGTTCTACTTCATAATCTGCATCATCTCCGTGATACCCACAGCGATACCATTGGTTCCATTCTACTTTATATTTCATTATTTTTTTCCCTCGAGGTCAAATTTAACACCAAATTTATGTTCTGCAAATCGAACAGCATCGGACCAAGTTTGAAATTCATCAAATGTTTTTTCAGTCGATACAACAAATGTATGCCAAACATCACGTCCAGGAGCACATTTAGTCACCTCAATAATATCAAGTTCAACAGGACAGTTAACCGCGCGATGGATTCCGAAGTCAGATTGAAATTTCATAAATTGCATTGTGTATCTCCTTTTGATATAACTGTTATACCATAGCCTAGGATGAATGTACATAGATAAAATGATATTTTTCCGATATAAATAGTGGTAACAACGAGGTATATACATGACAACCACATCAATACTAGAGTCACAGAATTTCTTACAGCCAAACGGATTTAAGCTTGTAGTAAATAGAAAACGCTTTAAAAACCTAGAATTCTTTGCACAAACAGTAACACACCCTGATGTGTCTGTATCGCCTGCAATTGCTCCATTCCGAGGAACAAATCTATTGCTTCCAGGAGATAAAGTTGAATACGGTGCTTTGTCTTTAGATGCTATTGTAGATGAGAATATGAATGTATACAAAGAGATGCTAAACTGGATCAAATCCACAGCAGAACAAAATGTAAAGAGCGCATCAAGTATTACAGCTGAAAATCAAGACACGACGTTCTATGATATTACACTGTCGATCCTAAGTAGCCATAACAATCAGATTGATAAGATCACATATAAGGGAGCATTCCCAACAAATGTTGGATCAATTAACTTTCAGTCAACAGTTGATAATGTAACATATATCACGTTCCCCATCACATTTTACTATACAACGTTTACAATCACTGAATAACATGGTATAATTGCTCAAAGCAATTGGAGTATAATATGAAATACATTGAACCGGTTCTCACGATGTGGGAAAAAGACTCTGTTATCGATAAAAAATCACTTGATGAGGCTTCTCGTCAAACACCGTCTTTGCATGCAAAATATCTTCCGTTTTTAGCAGAAGCAAAGATGATGCATCGCCGGGCTCAGGCATCACAGAAAACTTTATTGAAAGCAAAATGGCTATATTATAATGGTAAAATGACTCAGGAAGAGATTCAGTCTCGCGGATGGGAATTTGATCCATTTAAGGGACTTAAGGTTCTTAAGGGTGAAATGGATTACTACTATGATGCAGACACTGATATTCAGAAATCCGAAGAAGAAATAATTGAGCTAAAGATATTAGTTGATACACTTACTGAAATTGTTGATAATATCAAATGGCGCCACCAGACAATCGGAAATATGATTAAATGGCGTATGTTCGAAGCCGGTAACTAATCACTAAAATCATTGTATCACATTAGGGCATTCAGTGCCCTAATGTTGTTTCTATTGACGTATATATAGAATCATGGATATAATTAAAGTACAAAATAAAAACCACTCTATGATGCACATCTCATGCGATTACGGAATCGCGAATGAGTTAAGTGATTTCTTTTCGTTTTTTGTTCCTGGATATAAGTTTATGCCGGCGTATAAAAATAAAGTGTGGGACGGAAAAATCCGTCTATTTAACATACACAAACTTGAGCTACCTATTGGATTGTATCCTTTCCTTGCTGAGTTCGCACGTCCACGTGAATATAAAATTGAGGTTGAGCACAACAACTACTACGGGCGACCTGATGCTCTGGTTAATATTAATCCAGAAGATATAAAACTATTCATAGATAATTTAGACTTACAATCAAGAGGTAAACCTATTGGAATACGAGACTACCAGTTTGACGCAATTTGTGAAGCACTTCACAGAAAAAGAGCTGTCCTTATCTCACCAACAGGTTCTGGAAAATCTCTTATCATCTACACACTCGCTCAAAAATATCTTTCGGACTTACGGAAGGCAAACAGGAAAGTCTTGGTTATTGTCCCAACAACGTCACTTGTTGAACAAATGTACAACGACTTCGCAGACTATGGAATGCCAGCCGAAGACTGCGTCCACCGTATTTATTCTGGACGAGATAAAAACACTGACAAAGAAATCATCATTTCAACTTGGCAGTCAATATACAAACTTCCGCCACAATGGTTTGAGCAATTTGGTGCCGTCATTGGTGATGAATGTCATGGCTTTAAATCTAAATCACTCACAACAATTATGGATAAATGTAAAGAAGCCGAATACAGGTGGGGTACAACAGGTACGCTCGATGGATCACAAACCCACGAATTGGTTCTGCAGGGGCTTTTTGGAAAGATATATAATGTAACGACCACAAAGAAACTGCAAGATGAGAATACGCTTTCTAAACTAAAAATTAGTGTTTTACTCCTTAAATATCCAGAGGATATTAGACAGGCATGGGGTAAACAAACATATCAAGCAGAACTTGACTATATTGTAAAACATGAAGGCCGTAATAAGCTTATATCGAATCTTGCTTTGGACCTTAATGGAAACACACTCGTTCTATTCAATTTTGTAGAAAAGCACGGAAAACCACTATTCGAACAGATCAGAGCTAAGGCACACGAAAAGCGCAAAGTGTTCTTTGTATCAGGCGAGACTGACACATCGGTTAGAGAAGCTATCCGTAAAATCGTGGAGACACAAAAGAATGCTATCATTGTTGCTAGTCTTGGCACTTTTTCCACTGGGATTAATATTCGTAATTTGCATAATATCATATTTGCATCCCCATCCAAGTCTCAAATCAGAGTGCTCCAATCAATCGGACGAACACTCAGAAAATCAGATGATGGATCAGTAGCTAAACTATTCGACATTGCTGACGACCTACATTGGCACGGAAAAAGAAACTACACGTTAGAGCATTCCGGTGAGCGCATTAAAATGTACGCTAAACAGGAATTTGATTATAAAATTTATGAGATAGATATAAAATGATGAATGTAAAACAACTAAAGCTTATCACTGGTGAAGAAATCCTATGTGATGTTATTGATATTGAGATTAACGAATTTGATGAAGAAATTATTATAATCAAATCCGCATATGCTTTGGTATCAACAGAAGACTTTGAAAATCAGGTAAGGTTTTATACCTTTAGACCATTTATGATGCACCAGTACGAATCAAACAAAGTAATGATATTACAATCTGGTGCTGTAATATGTTCTGCCATTCCTGACCGTAAAGTTATTGATCAATATGAGACACATGTTGAACAGAATAAAGCTGATGAAGAAGATGATATAGATAGTAGTGTTAATGATTTAGATGATACACCAGATGATACTAACGTGCTTAAGTTCAATCCAAAGAATAAGCTACACTAGTATCTACCCCCAACCATAAAGCCTCTTTTATTATACCAAGGTTTCCACACCTTGTACACCCCCTAATCACGCAAATATACAATTAATCTTGCTGTGTACATTCCCTCAGATCTGATTTATAATTAGAAATATATTCTAGGAGTAACAATTTACTATGAAACCAAGAGATAAACCTCATTATGTCAACAACAAAGAGTTCAGTCTTGCTGTTGTTGAATATGTTAAAGTCGTAAGGGAAGCCTGTGTTCCTTATGAAACAGTTAAGGAAGCAGAAGCCGCTGGTGTTAAGCTTCCTGTAGTCACTGATTATATTGCACAGTCATTCCTTAAAATTGCTGAAGGCCTTTCGCATAAAGGCAACTTTATTCGTTACACATATCGTGAAGAAATGGTAATGGATGGTGTTGAAAATTGTCTAAAGGCCATTATGAACTATAATCTTGAAGCAGCAACTCGTAGTGGAAATCCAAACGCATTTTCATACTTTACGCAAATCTGCTGGTATGCATTCCTTCGACGTATCGCCAAGGAAAAGAAACAACAAGATATCAAGACCAAGTATATCTCTCAGGCTGATATTAGCGAATTCCTTGACAACACGAATGGTAGTGAAATGAGCACTATTGCTGGCGCCGGCTTTATTGGTATGCTAAAAAATCGAATTGACAAGGTAAAGGAATTTGATACTGAAGTAAAATCATTTGCCAAGAAAGAAAAGTCCAAGACAAAGAAAAAAAATCCTAAAATTATAAATTCAGGTGATTCTGATCTCAGCGATATATTTGGTGAATAATATGAAAATTGCTATTTTAAATGATACACACTGCGGCGTTCGAAACTCATCTAATATTTTTGGGGATAACGCTGATCTGTTTTATAATGATATTTTCTTTCCCTATCTTATTGAAAATGATATTAAGCGTATTCTCCATCTTGGTGATGTTTTTGATAACCGTAAGTTTATCAATTTTAAGTCTCTCCATTCTTTCCGTAAGTCTTTTTTGGACAAACTTCGCAAGCATCATATTCATATGGATATAATTCCTGGCAATCATGATGTGTTTTATAAGAACACAAATGATCTAAACGCATTGAAAGAGCTGCTCGGTCATTATATGGGCGAAGTCACTATTCATATGGAACCAACTGTATTGAATCTTAACGGTTTCAACATGGCCATGCTTCCATGG